CCGGACCAGTCCTTGATGGTCTCGGTCGAGGTGGTCGGGGTGAGTTTCAGCCCGTCCGTCCCGATGTAACCCGAGTCCTTGAATGCGGGGTCCGGTGCCGTGGCAATTGCCGTAGGCAGCGTAGTCCCGAGAGGAGCGCGGAGAATGGCCCCGGTGGTGAGCTGGTCCGGCCCACCCGTAAATACCTTGCGAGTGTCGACACTCATTTGGTTCGCCCCTTTCCGGACGTCATGCGATGTTGATTAGTTCCTCGCCACGGATTGCCATGGCGTAGGATGCGGTATACCGCGCTTGCTGGGACCCGTCAGGGTAGGAGGTCGGACCGACGATCTCGTCCTCCAACCCCACCGAATAGCCACCGATCTCGGTGAAGCTCTGCATCAGAGCCTGCACCACGTTGGCGATCCGGCTTGCCCTGCTTCCCCGATTGGCCCATGCCTCGACCTGGATCACAGGAACATCTGTAACTAGGTCCCTGCGGGACCCGCCGACCCTCCGGACGATCAGGAACTCCGCAGGCCGGTTCGCGGGTACCATCGTGGAGGCCGGGATGGCACTTCCGAGGACCTCGGAGGCCCTGGCAGCTATTTCCGCCCGGAACAGCTCCTCCGAGTCCGGAAAGACCAAGAGAGAGGCCATCAGCGCCCACCCCCTGGGGTGCCACCCACCGAATACCCTGCCCTGGTCAGGGTCTGGGACTCGGATTCGGCCTTCCGCGCCTCGTAGTCGGAGGTGATCACCGAGGCCCTGGCCCTGGACTTGCCGGGCTGAACAGTGGCTTCGAACTCGCCACCACCCGCAGCGGCTCCGGCCCGGACTGCATCGGCCTTACCCTGGAGGAACGCCTGGACCCCTTCGCTGTTCAGCAGCTCCTTGATCCCGGCATCGTCCAGGACGACTTTGACTTCGCTGATCCCGGCCATCAGCCCTCCCAAATCTCGAGCGTGAATACCTGCTGGTCCAGCGCTCCCGTTGGGGACGGCTGGAACTGGATCTCGCCCACCACCTGGTATTCCTTGCCACGGTACAGGAAGTGGTCGTCGTCCCGAACATCAGCAGTCGGTGGTGCCATCACCCGATACTGGGTGATGGTGGCAGTCCGGTTGATGTTGTCCTCCCTGGTCTGCACCGGGTCGACGACCACCCCGTTGATGGTCACCGCCTGGTCATGAGGAGGGTATTCGAAGATTGTGTTGCCGTGGTCGGTCGTGGTCGTCCCGCGCAGCCTGCCGATGCTCTGCCGGACGAAGCTCGGGAATACCATCAGCCCTCCACCAGTCGATACCGGTCCATGATCCGCTGCTCGGACGGCAGCGGCACCAGGCCACCCGCCACCCCAGGCACCGGAGTGCCCCACTGGATCGACATGCTGCCCGCCTGCTCCCGGGTTGCGCCCAGGGGCGAGGACAGGCCACGCGCCGCCAGCGAGAGCGTCAGGAATTTCAGGTCCGAGATATCCTCGAACCCGTGGTCCATGACCGCTACGATCTTCCGGAAGCGGTCAGTCCAGAATGTCCCGTCCCGCTTCTCGACCATGCCGAGTCCGGACCAGTCGTGGGACACCCCGACCAGGTCCACCGCTACCCCAAGCTCGGTCACGGAGACTAGCTCCTGGAGGTTCAGAGTAGGTAGGTGGAGCAGTCGGCCCCCGGGTCCGTCCAAGGTCACGGAGTGGCCCAGGACAACCGGCCCGATATGCCACCCGGCCTCTTTACGGATCGAGGAGGTGACCGCCTTTAGTGCATCCGGGACTCGCGAGTCGGTCGACTCGATCTGGCCCTTGGTGAAGGCTTCCAGGTCCGCCGCTGTGGCGAAGTCCGGAGCCTCTGCGATGTGCCTCATGGGGCCACCTCCTCTCCGTTACTTGTTTTCGACTGCCTTGGCCTTGTTGGCCGGTGCGGCCTTCTTGACCTCGGTGGCTCCAATGCGCTCCGCGTCCTCTGCCGAGAGCTGGAGTTCGTGGCGGATGCCGTTGATGTTCACTTCGTAATGTCCGAGCTTAGCCATTGCTGGCTCCTTTCGTGGGGTGGGTTTGGGGGTCCTAGGCCCGATGCCGCTGACCTGGCACCGGGCCTAGGAGACTAGTCCGGCCTAGGCCGGGGTGGAGAGGTCGACCTTCACGATGCCTGCAGGCTTGCGCACTGCGAGCGCCAGGCGCTCCTCGGCACGGACGGTGACCTTGTTGGTGGTGAAGTCGTCGGCGTGCGAGTTCGTGGACTCGACGCGGACGCCACCCTTGCGGTAGACCGTGGCAGACTGGCGGAATGCGCCGACCACTGCGGTTCCCTGGGCGATCGACGGGGTGACGATCGTGCGCAGACCCCAAACCGGAGGGTTCTGCAGGATCGCACCGTTGCCGTATGCACCCTGGAAGAAGCCACCGCCCATGTACTGGCCGTTGCCGTCCTTCTCCAGACGGAGGGCCTGGTAGTCGAGCGGGTGCATCGCGATGCCGTCCGGCTCCAGGTCCGCGCCCGTACGAACTGCGGTCATGGCGCGGAACAGCACGTCCGCCACCGACTCATCATCCGCCGGGTTGGCGGCGACGCCACCCGCACGGCTCATGAGCTGGATGCCGGAGCGGTTCAGCAGGCCCAGCAGGTTAGTGCCGGTGCCGTCGCCGTTGAAGATCTGGTTCTCTTCGAACTTCGCGAGTTCGTAGAGGAGCCGGGTGTTGATCTCCGAGACGACGAAGCCGAGGTCCTCCAGCATTTCGTCGGTGAACTTGATGAAGCCCGCGATCTTCTTTACCGCGTCGGACGCGGTGATCGGATCCGGGAAGTGGAGCTGCGGCTTGGCCGCACCTTCCGCCACCGTCGAGAAGGCACCTTCGACCGGCCCCTGCTCGATGAAGTAGGAGATCGCGGTACCGGCGATCGTGCCCGTACCCAGCAGGTCGGTGATCACCAGCTCCGGACGGACCGCCTGGACGATCGTGCGGTCGAACGTGGTCAACACCGGGGTGTTGAATACCGTGCCCGTGGCCTGGGTGTCGCCTGCGGCCTTGGACTCCGGGCCGTTCCACTCCGGGGTGCGGGCCACGTAGCCCGACTTGCCCAGGTTCGCCTTGACGTCCGAGTAGATGGACTTGACGAAGTGATCGCCCAGGGTGGCTGCAGTCTCCTGCAGGCCCTTCTGGCGCTGGTCGCCCTGGTCGTCGCCACCCAGGTCACCGAGCTGCCGGAGCAGGTCGGAACCCTTGGCTGCGCGGGCGATCCTGGCGTCGAGGTCCTTGACCTCTGCCATCTTCGCCTCGACCTCGGCCTCGTCGTAGTCGTCCTTCTCCAGGAGCGCCTGTGCTGCCTTGAAAGCTGCAGCTCGCTGTGCTTTGAGATCCATTACTGGTTCTCTCCCTTCATTCCGAGGAGTTGCATTTGGAGTGCGTGCTTCTTGCGCTTCTTGGCGGACGTATCAGGACCGGGTTCCTCGGACTTGCCCTGCGGAGCAGGGTCCTCGTCCTTGACCGGGGCCTTAACGCTGGCCGACTCGTCAAGCTTGACGCCACCCACTGCGGAGAGCAGCAGGTTACCCATCAGAAGATGGGATTTGAGGAGGGACTCGAAGGTCTGCCTGTCCAGACGACCGTCCCGCAGAGCCTGCTCTGCGAGTTCAGCGGCCTTGACTGCCGTGATCTCCGTTTCCTGGTTTGCTCCGATCGGAACCACGGAGACCTCGTAGAGCTTCAACTTTCGAAGCTCGTAGATCTCCTCCGTCTCGGATTTATCGTCGTCCGGGTCCTTCTGGCGGGAGGCGAAGCCACCCTCCAGGACCTCGTACGCGAAACTCATTTGGTTGATCCTCCGGCCCTTGATCAGCCGGTAGGTCTGGACCGCCTTGGGGTTCTCCAGGTCGAGCTGGTTCAGCGTGAGGAGACCGTGGTCGTCCTCTTTCGCGTCCTCAACATGCCCGATGTTGTAATCCGGGTCCGACATGTTGTGCCCGAACAGAAGCGGAATCAGGTTTCCCGAGTCCTTCCACCCGTCCAGGGTGTCCGCGAAGGCCCCCGGGAGCACTACGTCGCCGTAGCTGTCCTTGTTGCCGAACACCGAGGCGTAGGCTTCGAACTGGCCCTCTTTCAGGCCATCCTCCGGACCAGCTTTGACCCGGATCGAAGTGTTTTTCATCTTCATGACTTAACCCCTTTCCGGGCTATTCAGGCATTCTTACAGTAACCGAGCATGCACACCCGGCCACACCGTCTGCGCCCAGGACTGGATCGCCCGGCCACTCGGCTCCGTTGGAGAACTTCTGGTCCACCGGGACTGTCTCACCGTTCATCCTGGAGTGCGCCTTGCGCGGGTTGGATGAAGTGGTGACCCAGGTTTTGGTGGCCTTCCGATCCTCCGTGGAGAGCTGCTTCGCCGCCTCGGTGGTGGCGAACGCGGAGAAGCAGGTCACGAGTGCCGCCGCTCCGGCCACGGAGCGGACCTCCTCTGCATTCGTGAATATATCCCCGGGTGTCGGGCCATCCTCGTCCTCCGAGGCCGCGAGAGCGGCGTCGAGCGCCGCCTTCGTAGCCCCATTGATCGCCTCGGCCCTGGACAGTGCGACTGCCTGCAGGAATTTGACCGTGCGCTCCTGGTCGTAGGATCCGGGATCGAACCCCAGTTCCTCCGCCGTCTTGCGCCCGACATTCGCCGCGATCTGGGCTGCGATCTTGTACAGATCCGCTGCCAGCTCCTTGTTCCAGCGCTCCTGGTCCCACCATTCGTCCCCGGCCTTCGCTCCTAGTGCTGTCAGGACGACTGCCCGCTGCCGCTTGAAGTACGCTTTGAGCGCCTTCTCAGTGTTAGACTGCGCGGTCTGCGAGGCTCGAGCCTTGATCGCCCTGACCTCCCCTAAATCCACGAGCTTGCCCGCCACCCCAGGGTGGGAGGATTCCCCCGTGATCGAGTCCGGGGTCGAGTCCTGCGGGCTTGCCTGCCCACCCTCGACCACGTTCAGCGGCACGATCAGCTCGTCGCCACCCTCGACTTGCGGCAGGTTCTGCCGTGCCCTGGCCTCGTTGCGCGTCATGTACGGACCGCCGGTAGCAGCTTGCAGCATCTGGCCCTCCTCTTCGAAGGACCCACGCAGCTTCTCCTTGACGTTGAACTCGATGTAGAGCGACTCCTTGGAGGCGATCTTCGGGAGCAGGAAGGTATTCAGCCTGTCCTCCAACTGGACCAGGGTAGGCCCCAGGGTCTCCCCGTAGAGCATCCGCCGGAACTCCTTGACGTTGGAGAAGTTCGCGTTGTCCAGCAGCCCGACCATCGTGGGGTTCACGTGGTAGACCTGGCAGACCGTGGTGAAGCTCAGCTTGGCGGCTTCGACGAACTGGTCCTCCTTGGCGGAGAAGCCCAGGCGCTTGCCCTCCATGCCGTCCTCGAAGATGATCGACCCGCCAGCATCGGCTCCGTTGTCGCCGTTGAGCTTCGAGTCGAGGATCTCCTTGAACTTCCGCTTCTGGTCAGCGGTCCAGGAGGGTGCATCCTTGGGCCTGGAAACCACCATGCCGACCCGGCCACCCTTGGTCCACTGCTGCTCCCGGTACACCGCCGCGTGGATCTGCTCGGAGATCGTGGCCTTCAACGACTCGATCGGCGAGACTCCCCGGTGTAGGTTGTCCGGGTCCCACCCGTGGAAGTAGATAACCTCGTCCATCGAGATCGTGGTCGGACCCTTCGCGCCCGGTGGCAGGACCTCCACAGCGGAGGGTCCCCACAGGTCCCCACCCTTGAATTTCGTGACCCAGCGCATCGGGATCGGCTGGATCGTCCAGCCGGACAGCGACTCGATATCCTCGGTCACCAGCCAGAGCGCCTCGTCCCACAGGGCCAGGTCCGCCACCAACCGATAGATCAGGTCGTAGGTGGTCATGGTCCTGTTCGGGTGCGCCAGGGTGACCGCTGCCGGGTCGTCCGTATTGCGCCTGCGGTCTGTATCCCCGATCCGCTCGAATGTGTGCAGCCCGAGCTGGGCCGTGTTGCGGGCCAGGAACGAGATCAGCGTCCGGAGGTTCGGCTGCTGCCGGTAGATCGTCGCCGGGTCCTGCCCCTGGATCAGCCTCCGCACGTCGTCGAACGTGGCAGGCATGCCGTATAGCATCACCGTATTGCCGCCATCGTACGATGGCGAACGGAACGCGCTCCTCAGTTGGTCCAGGATCCCCACGAGACCTCCCTCCCTACACGAACATCAGTTCGTCGTCGTCGTAAGCCGAAGTGGTGGTTTCCTCTTCGGGTCGGAGCAGCGCCCAGACTGCCGCATTCACCGAGATCAGCGGTGACACGTCAAACGGCGAGCGCTTCCGGTCCCAGAGCCAGTAGTCCGAGATCGGTTTGCTTTGTGCGGTCGATGCCGCCAGGGTCAGTGCATCGGTGGTGTTGGATCCGGTGCCGCCACGGTGGCGGAGCTTCTTGTCGCGCACCAGGTCGAAGAATTGGCCGGTGCCCCGGCCCAGCTCCCCGCCACCCCACTCGATGATCTCCATCCCCGGGGTGGTCTCGGTCGCCTTCAATTCCTTGTGCATGTCCGCCAGCAACGAGCCGACCGGCGAGCCGTTGGCCTGGACCGCCACCCCCAGGAGGCCTTCTCTGCCCTTCCGCTGGATCAGCCAGGGTATCACCCAGTCCGTGCCCGTCCGGTATGCCACGACTTCCACGTGGACCCTGCCGTCCGCTCTCCGGCCCGCCATGGAGATAGCGGCCCAGTTGCGGTCCCAGGATACGTCTACCCCGAAGTAGTAGCCCGTCCCGGGTTCGCGGGCCGAGTTCTTGTCGCCCAGCGACTCCCACAGCCCGTCCTCCCAGGGGCCAGCGGCAGCAGTCGCCACCCACTGACAGAGGCACTCGGTCCGGAACACCGGGTCCGGGTCCGTCTCCCAGGCCGAGGCCAGGGACTCGGTGGTCAGGTCGCCCCAGTTCAGGGACGGGTTGGCCATCGCCCAGCCTGCCCGGTCCGAGGTCGGGAGGTTCACCCAGTCCCCGGATTTGTCGTCCCCACCGCGTGGGTCCCACTTGGTGGCGGACCACTCGAAAAGGCCGGTCGTGCTGGTCTTGGTCTCTTTATCCTTGATCGCCCGGAGGCAGTTCTTCCGCAGCGAGCGCAGGACCACCGAGGCTGCATCGCCCGCGTTGGATGCAGCCCAGATCTGGGGTCGACCCCGGGCCATGGTGGTCTTGGTGACCGCGCTCCAGGAGTCCCAGTTAGTATGCTCGCGCAGCTCGTCCATGAGGATCAAATCGCCGGACAGGCCGCGCCCGCCTTTACGGTTGGCGGCTGCGACCTTGTACCGCCGGACCGGGAAGTTGGCTTCCTCGTTGCGGGCCAGCCGCAGGGCCTTCTTGCCATTGGTCCGGTCTACGTGCTCGATCTCTTCGACCAGCTCCTCGTTGGCCTCCGCGAGGTCGATGGCCATCTGCCACTGCTCCTCGGCAATGTCCAGGTTCTGGGCCGTGCCGATCACCAGCGGTGCCCCGTCCATGTACATGCGCCACAGGGACAGGATCTGCAGGACCCGGGACTTGCCGTTCTGCCTCGCCACCAACAACACGATGGTCCGGAACCGGAACTTGCCATTGGGCAGCAGCTCCAGCGCGTGGATCAGCAGCCACTTCTGCCACGGGTACAGCTCCAGGCCCAGGACCTGCTCTGCGAAGTCGATGCACTCGAACCCGAGCGAGGTCTTGGGGGTCAGTCGCCGGAGTGGCGGAGTGAAGAC